CATCAACAGCACCACAACCACGAAGATGACAAAAGCCGCCTTGGTCGCACGATCCATTACGCCACCACAGCGAGCGCGGCATGCCCGATGACGCGCACGGACGGAATGCCGAACAGCAGCGCCACCAGCATGTAGAGCCCGATCAGGGCGACCACGGCGAGATAGCCCTTCTGCACATTGCCCGGCACGCTCATGCCCATCCACGACAAAAACCATAGGATGATGGCTCCGACGAGCAGCAGGATCGCGATGAGGATCGCAATATTTATTACTCCCAACACGATGCCGCTGAGACTCATGGAAACCTCCTAGCGCGAGAGCAGAATCATCACGATCACCACGATGGCGACGATCAGCGTGAACCACGCGGTCATGGACAGGACGCGGCGCCACGTCGGCACCACTTGCCAGCGGCGGTCAATCATACAGACCCGTCCCAGTCATCGACCGCCGCTATGGCGGCGCGATAGACCTCGATGGCATTGTCCGCTCCAATCGCGGCGCGCCCGCGAGCAGCATCGAGGTTGTCCTTCGGATTGCTTAACCAGATCGTGTAGAGGTGGGCGATCTGCTGCGCGAACGCCTTATCGAGCGCCTGGCGCATCAGCCGCTTGATGTGCTCGTCCTGCTCGGTCATTGCGGCGCCTCTGGCGGTCGTGCTTGCGGCAGCGGGGGCAATTCAACCGGCCGGCTCTCGTCGCTCTGCAGTTTGAACGATTGCGGCACGACGCAGCGCGACAGCAGTTCTGCAAATTCTTTTTGCTGCTTGAAGATAAGTTCAAATTCATTCTTGCGCGCCTGGCCGGCGAAATTAAGCGTGTACCAAAGCATTGCAACCTGGGCCAGAACGATGATGACCATGCCGAGCATGACCGGCTGCGACGACATCGTGGTAATGAAGCCGCGTGCGGTGTTGCCAATCTCCTCGCTCAGGCCACCAGGGTTCATGCTAGCAATTTCATGATCAAGGCGACAGTTTCCGGTCCTGCCCACCCATCCACATTGAGACCATTCGCTTTCTGGAATGCAGATACCGCCTTGTTGGTCGCCGCACCGTATTCACCATCAACATCAAGCCCGGCATTGTTCAGCTTGTTGAGCGCCTCCTGCAGCCACGCCATGCTCCCAGTCGGAGGGACACCCGGCGGCGGTACTGGTGGCGGCTGTCCACCGATCGCATCGGTGACCTCACGCACAAGCCCAAGCACCTGACCGATCTCATCCCGCTTGGACAGCAGGAGCATGGCAACCTTGATCATTGCTCCGAAGTCCATGACCACCTCCCTTCACTTCGTATCTTCATCCAGTTCTTTTTGCAGCTTTTTCAACGGCGCCTTCAATTTCTCTGGTAGATTATTGATGTCGACCGGAGTGCTGACATCTGATTGCAGTTTGTAAACAGCCTTGGTCTGCTGGTTCAATTCAACCACCTGCTCTCGCAACACCGTAATGCGCTCATCGATCACCGGCATTTTGGTCAGCGTCTCGCCGATCTTATCCAGACTGCGTTCCAGATTGGTGATGCGCGCCAAGGTCGAATGCACCTGCCGCCCACCGACCGCATCAAGCACCTCCACATGCGCAGCTAACTCTGTGACCTTCTGATCAATATGTGCTCCCCACATCAACGCCAGCACGACCTGGCCGAGCAGAAATAAAATGAATGCTACTGCGTTTTTGTTGTCGTTGAGCATGTCCCACATTGCGGAGGGCCTTATCTCTCAGTGACCTTCTCATGGTCCTTCAAAGCCCCCTCGGCAATCTCTGCCGTTGCCACCACCTTTTTTACTTCCGGCATGTCCGCCACTTTGGCGATCTGCGCCGTTTTCGAATTGGCCGCAAACGACCAGATCATCGCGCCGAGCAGAATTATGCCCACAAGCGTATTGATCACCATGTCGGTCATCGGGCCAACCAAATCCGCAGCGACAAGACCGCGCGCGCTGAACCACGCCACCATGCTGGGCACGAAAATACGCAGCACACCTGTGAGCTGCTCCTTGTCCATCACACCACCGGAGAAATGATCACCTGCCCGTTCACCGTCACGGTCATGGGACCAGTCGTCGTGATGTTGACCGTCGCAACCTCGGGCTCTGGCGTAGGCCCAGGCTCCGGTGGCTCCGGCTTTAAGCCATCCTTGGCAACCAACTCCTGCACCTGCCAAAGCATCTGGTCGGCCTCAGCCTTCAGCTCGACCTCGTTGCGGTTGATCGGACCCCAGTGCTGACGCAACGAACGCAGACCAATAGCTGTCACAAAGGCATGAAAAACGGGGACGTACTTCGACAGGAATTGATACTTCGCGCCGTCGCCTGATCCAAAATTTCCAAGATCGTTCGAGTCCGGCGAAACGCCACGCTGGAACGTCGTTAAGAAACCATTCGGGTCTTTCCAGTATTCCGTCAACAGCGGCGGAATCGTCGAGTCGCACGAACGGATATTCCAGCTCGTTTGATACATGCCAGCTTCTGCCGTATCGGATGCTACATTGCTGGCAGACATGTCTCTGCCCTCGCAGTAGCGGCCCGACGATTCGCGAAGTCCAAGCCCCAGCATCAGCGCAAATAGATGCCGCAAGGTGTCGATGCCGTTCTCCGAGTTGTCCATACCGAGCGCCTGGAATTTCGAGCGATACCAGGACAGCGCATCCTTGTCGGGGTTGTTGGTATCGGCGCGCGCCATGCGCGATACCGTCGCGTCACCCTCTGCCAGCCAGGTCTGTGCCAGCGCAAAGCAGCACGCGACGCCTGATGTGTAACCCTTAGGAGCCTTTCCTCTGCCGCCGCTCCACGAATAGTTGGCGATGGCGGAATTCTCTGCCAGCTTGACAATCTGGTTGATCAGTTGCTGTGAGAGCCCGTCGCTGCCCTCCTCTTTGCGCTCCTGAAGATCATCGAGCGCCTTCCAGGTGTTGGCGCCGACGACCCCATCAGCCGCAAGCCCGGCCGCAGCCTGGAAGCCCTTCACGCCACCGTCAGTGATCGAACCAAAATCACCATCGGCCGGAACGATGCCAAGAATGGTCTGCAACTCAACCACGTCGGAGCCGGTATCACCTTTCGCAAGCTCACGACGCGGCTGCGGTGGCAGCGGTGCAGCCTTTGGCCAATATAGACCAACAACGTTGGCAATCGGCTGCGCCGCAAGGTTCACACTATTCGACTGATTGCCTCCGCGGCACATATAATTCGAGCCGCTCGTGCTCTCGTAAAACGTAACGTGCCCACCACCCTCACGCTGCAACACCACAATCGCCCCAGGAATCGGGGTCGAGAGCCGGACGTAGTTGGGATCGGTAGAGAAAGACCTCGCCCAGCCGAACCTGTCTGTATCAGTCGCACCGAAGGGCGGCATGAAGCCTGCTTGAGATACGCAATATCCAGCCGCCACCCCGCACCACGCCGTCTCATCGCTGTCCCACGCTGGCTGGTCGCAGTAAGCCTTCATCCCCGACACATCCGCCCAGATGCGGGCAATCTCCGTGGTCATGCCAGTGATCACCGGATTGGCCTCGGAACCAGCAACCTCTTTTGTTCCGGTGAGCGTCCTCATTACCGACAGCCAGGGCGGAACCTCACTCATTCGCTTATCCTCATAGTGACGTCGAATAATTTACGTTGAGCGTATCCCCATTCACCACCGCTTTGTCGCCGGTCGAGAACGTGCCGGCCGACCACAGCACGCCGGCGGTGTTGTCCTTGGTGTTGAGTGCACCGCTGCCGTAGCAGAGGAACGCGCCCTTGACGGTTCCGGTACTGGTGATGGCGAACGACAGCGCCGCCGAGAGCTCCTTCGCTCCAGCCGCGGCGGCCGACCAGACCGCGGTCTTGCGGTTGCCGGAATAGGTCGGCGCATTGGTGCCACCAGCCTCGAGCCAGCCCGCATGCGAGGCCATGGTGTCGCCGGCAGCAACCGCCGAATAAGAGGTGGACGAGATCAGGCTCATATACGGGCCAACTACGGTGTAGGCCGAGCCAGCGAGGAACGTATCGAGCGCCAGGTTCTTGCCGACAGTCGCGACCACGTTCTCGATGGTGTCGCGCCATTTCACCATGCCGTCCGCGCCGATGCATTCGATCTCATAGCGGCCATGCGCGTCGGCATGTTCGCCAATCCCGCTGCCGCGGACCACGGATGCGTCATTGCGTTCGCGCGCGTCGGCGCGTTCCTTGCTCATGGATTTTTCTCCTTCTTAGAGAATCGGAGCGATCAGGGGGTCCAATTGCCGAAGCCCGACGGCGCCGCGTTGGTATACGACGTGGCACCAAAATTGCCGGTGTAGGCGGACGGAGAACCCGAACCAAAACCTATAACTGGAGCGATAGCAATTGGAGTAAAAGAGAACCCTCCTACGCCCGTTGCCGGGTTGGCTGTGCCGCTGCCGTTCCAATTGCCGGCATTCCTGCGAATCCAAACCTTGCCCGCACCGACGTCAACCGCGAACCCGGCGACATCGTTCGCAACGAACGCGCCTATGTTGCCTGCAAAGCCAGCAGCGACGTTCATGTTGCCATTACCTGGAGCAACAAACATAGTACTGGCACTGCCGATAAGTACGGTATTATAATTATTCCCCGGCGCAGTAAGACCTAAAACGTCTGTGCTGTTTACAGTATTGCAGAAAATTTCAAAATAATATTTACCGCTGCTCTTCGCTGCCGCTGACGCAACCCGCGCCCCGGAATTGCCCGTCGAATTGGCATGCGTCGCCGTCAGATCGCCATTCGACAATGTCGCGTTGACCGTCGTAGCCGCGTCCCACGTAACTGCTGGAGCTGCTAGCGTGGCATCTTGCGCAGTAGCGGCCGTTACTGCCTCATCGATTGCGGCATCAAATGTTGACGGGATGGTTGCCGATATCGCATCGCTGGCACTCGCCGCCTCGAGCATGATCTCGCCGAGATAGGCGTCGACAATTTCATTCACCGCGGCCGGGTCGTCGACCAGCGTGGCAAAGACAACCTGCCCGCTCGCGGTCGCGTCTGCAGCCTCGACTACTTCAGCAAGGTCGGCCGCGATTGCGCGACGCAACGCGCGCAGGCTGACGCTACAGACCAGCATTATCCTTCACCCAACTTCGGATCGGGTGTGTATTTCTCGATCAATCCGATATGCTGGAATTGACCGGCTTTGTTGACAATATCTTCCCCCTTGTCATTTTTCATGATGCCGGTTGAACCGGTGTTCGAGCCCTCCTGCCAATTGCCGGTTCCATGCAGCAAAATATCCGGTTTCCTACCCAACATTTTTTCCGTGTCCGCTGGATCGACGGGCCTGCCGCTCGCATCGACGAACGCGCGACGCTTGTTTATGTCGCTGGTATCGATCACAAAATCGGCGAAGAATTGAAACTCACCCATCTCGACATGGTAAATCGTGTCAACGTATTCGGCGCTCGCGGGCAGACCTACGGGACCACCATTTATCGGGATCTTGGATGCTACCCAATGATATTCCGCATTGAAAAGTTCGCCGGTGACTGCCGGTTTTCCGGTGGAATTCAGGGGAGGACTCTGGGGAACAAACCCAAAAGCAGCCCGCACTGCAGTTATGGGAACCACATCGTTCGGGCCATGGAAGGCCCACGAGTCTCCCATGTTATCCTTCCCATCTTTATTTTCATCGTCGAACGCATACCAGAACTTGCACGCGCTTTTGATTGCATCGCGCTCGACATTGTCACCCTTGTAATTTGCCAGAGCCACCACGTCGACCGAAGTTGAAAAATCAAACGAAACCAGCAGATGGTGCCACACATCAATACTGATTTGGAATTTTGGGACAATCCAGAACTGTTCTGGCATGCTGGTGCGGATATAGGAAATATCCCTGATAACATCGTAGCGTTCATAGGCTGAACCACTCGTGTTTAATTCCCAATAAACATTAGTTGCTTGAGTCACAAGTCCCTGCACCTGTGCCCGTGTATTCGTTTGAAAAACCATCTCGAGGACTGGCTGATTAGCAGCGTCGAGTGTGATGCCCAGATGGGAAGGCTCGGCCGGCGAATCGGCCTTTTGGACTGAATCGAAAGTCGTCGCTCCGATTCCGCCGGTTGGAAACGGCCAGCCATGAGGGACAGAACCGTATGTATGCGCCATCACCTTGCGGCCGAATGTGACCAACGGAATACTATAAGCGAAAATGCTCGGTCCTAACGCACCGTCGCCAAAATCTGGCGGCTGATAGCGGCCACGGTGTGCTATCGCGTTGTCAATCGAGTCCTGCGAAAACCGAAACCATAGCGAGATCGTACCCTTGCTGAAATCAGCCAGATTGATTGACGGCAGATTCAGATAGCTCATGTTTTGGGCGGCTGTTCCGGTGGTCCAGCCTTATCGAAAAATTCCACGGCGAGGCCGTCGTCCCAGTGGACGTTGACGACCTGCGTCAGAACATCGAGATCGAGCGCCATCAGATATCCGTCCGTATGAATGGCAAGGTGACTGACAACCCGGTCGGCTCGGCATTGTCGGATTGAGTAATCCGCAGCCCGTAGGTGTCGCCGTCAGCAAAACCTACTGCGGTGGGGATATTGAACTCGCCGAGCTGTCCGCCAGCGGTATCAATCTCGCCGCCGCCCACGAATGTGATGGTGCCGATCTCAGTTCGGTTCCATTCAATGGATATGATGATATCCGTTGCGCCGGTCGAATCGTTGCCGATATCGAGATAGGCATAAGCGCGCTCGCTCCCAGCATCGAGTCGCATATTTCGGTTGGCAATCCCCACGAACAGCAACTCATCCGCCGCGCGCTGGATACTGCCTGGCACGAAGATCGCCGCGTCATAGTTGACATCGCGCAGCGGCATCCACAGCGAATAGAGCGGGTTCTGATCGGTCGAGCCGTCGGTGGCATTCGGATCGAACGGCGCCGGCCACGGCGGCGTGGTGTGGTTTTCCAGCACCTGATAAAAGCCGTTGTTGGCGGTAAACAAGTGTCCAACGATATAGGGTGCGCTATTCGCCCAGTCGCCCACATAGGTCATGGTAGCCACCGGCAGCGGAATGACTTGCGACGTGCTGTCGGTAAAATGAAACGTCATGCTGTTGAACGCATAAGTAACCGTATCGATGCGCTTGCCTTCGGCCAAGTCGGCATTGAGCGCGACGACACGCTGATCGAGATCATAGAAATTGCCATCGACTTGCGCGGCAGTGTTCGGCGTGCCGGTGCCGCCGCCCCAAGCGCCAGTCGTGACATAGACAATCGTCATTTACTCGCCCCCGGATTCTTGCCCGTCACTCTTTACAATTATATTGCGCCTTGTAATCTCGATGTTGTCCTTCTCCTGCATCTTCCTGTAATTATACACCTCGGTTTCAGGCCCAAAGGGGCGAGGCTGAAACCCTCCCTCCATCGGTCCCTGACCAAAGCCAAAGCTCGGCTTATTATCGGCATTTGGCTGTGGCGGCCCTTTCATCCAGACCTTGTTTGCATGCCGGATATCAACAAAGTTCTTTTTGTTGATCTTGCCATTTTTTTCCTTCTGGTAGACGCGCCCCTCATCTTCACGCCGCTTGATTTCGGTGCGCTGCGATGTAGATGCGCTGGAGTTATAACTCCATTGCAGAGTAAAGGACTTGCCGCCATTGCCGTGGATCGTGGCAAAGCCCTTGTCGGGATCGTCCGCCGGTGGCACCGGCTGGGCTGGCGCCGGTCGGATATCAGGAAAGACAACCGGCCGGACGATGATTTCAAACCCGGCCATCACGCTGCCTCCAGATCATACCCGGTGGGTATCTTTAGGTCGGTCATTTGGATTTCGTAATTAGTTTCGAATGCTCGCGTCATGCTCTTGAGTTTGAATTTGGCGCGGGTCTCATATTGACGCAACGCAAGTTGAACCGCTGCGTCCCGCGCGGCCACCATGTTTTGCCGTTCATTGTCACTTGTGGCGACCCCGGCTGGCGGCGGCACGTTCTCATCCGGCGCGGGGCCATGCTCAACAGTGAGTCCCACCTCGATGACATCCTCGGCTCTAAGAGCGGATAGAAAGTCAATGCCATCATCATTCGGCTCGGCGACCGGCGGGGCATAGCCGACCGACAAATCAAGCGGGAACAGCACGACGCGGTTGATGAACACCTGATAATCGGGACCGGTATAATCGATCGTGCAATAGGTCGGATCGCCCTCGGCCGCTGCCACCGTGCCGCCATTGCCGATCGTGCAGCCGATCTTGATCTCGCACTTGATCCGGCCATCTGAGCCGTCCAGCGCAACCGAATAACCGATGATCTTGCCAGTTGCTTCGCCGACGCGCGGCTCGGCCAGAAATGCATTCTTGCGCAATGTCACTTCCGGCATGCGCGCGAGCTTGGGTGCAAACGTAATTTCGACCACGCGCGCCCGCTTCATCAAGTGTGCTCGCGCCAATGCAATCAAGTGCTCGATGCTTTGGTTGCCGCGCTCGGTTGCGATGTAGGATCGGCGCCGCGGATCAATAATCGGCGCCAGGTCTTCCCCGCTGCTCAGATTGACGGAACGGATACTCTCGAGGCGCAGCGCCTCGCCGTCCTCGGGATCGGTCAGGATCGGCTGCACGTCGGCGAACAGCGTGAACGATACCCGTTCGGTACATTGCCGCGCGGCCTTGTAGCCCGCGATCAAAGTCGCCCTGATGTATTGCATGGCTATCAGCGAACTATTCTCCGAATGGTTGTGGCTGATAGACCAGCTTGGGTTCTCCTCACTGCCCCACTGAACATTATAACTATCTTGAGTAACGACTGTCCCACCAAACCCGACATCCGCCCCGCCGACATCGACCGAAGACCTTGATTCGCTCCATTGAACCTTGGCGGTGCCGCCGTCATATTCTTCCAGCGTAAAGCTGCCCTGTTTGCTCTCGCTGTGCTGGGCAAAACCGGCCACATCTTGAGCCGTGGAATCCGCTACTTCCCAGCCCTCGCCAAGGCCGGCTTTATTCTTGGGCCAATCGCCGGCATTCAAGGATGGGATTGCACCAGACCTCACACCGGGCCAATGCAAAATCAGGTATGGCGTCAGATCAACAGTGCCGTTTGCCTGCTGCGTCCATGTATATTCGGCGGTAACATCGACGCGCGAAAGCGGCCCGCTGGCCAGGTTGAGACCGAGGCCGTCATAAAGCACATCACCATTCGCGCACAAGAAATTGACCATGCCGTCTTCGCCGTCGATTTCATCTGAGACGGTGACGACATGAGTCTCGCGGTCGAAGTGCCAGATCTTGGTGTAGCCCTCGAGCGCGACATCGGGATCGTCGCGCTTGTCCTTAGCAATCACCGCCTCGTCGTAATACGGCAGCACCCGCAGCGTATCGGCCAGCGCCTCCTTTTGTGTCACCACATCCACCGGCCGCGCGACGAATTCCAGCGTGACGAGATCCTCGAATATGCTGGTCGGAATGCCGACCAGACGACCGCGAAACTTGATCAACGCGGGACCACAGTCGAGCGCGAACCATGCCCAGATTTTGCGGCCAGGGCCGAGCAGACCGATCGGATCGCCATCGACGTTGCGCGGCCGGCGGACAACAATAGTCATGCTCGCCGGATCGCCCTCGTCCTGCTTTAGCTCAAACGAAAAAACAGCCTCGTCCCAGCGCATATGCTCGGGTCCGAACGTGGTCTCGCTCGCATCGATCCAGGCGAAATAGGGCAGGCCCGCGGGCATCAGATCGTCCGCTGTTCGGCTTCAAGTTGCCACGCCACCTCAGCCGCCCATTCGTCGCGCGAGGTGTTCCAGGCGGTGACCTTGGCGAGGATGATCAGCACGTCGCCGGTCGTGTTGGCGACACCGAGGCCGGGAATACAGGTGATGGTGATGTCCTGGCCGGGCCACACGTCGGTGAGCTCGGGCACCTCGTGGTCGGTGCAGGTAATCGAAACCTTGTATTGCCGGAACTGCGCCAGCGAGATATCGGCCAGGTCGCCGCGGCAGTCGCGCGCCAGGTTCTTCGCCTGGTCGATCGGCTCGAGCGTCATCGTAATTCCGCGGACTGCATAGTCCGAGAAGTCGACGTTATCGATCGCCAGCAACGTATAGGGTGGATGCGCCATCAGGAATACCGGCTGGGTTTGCGTCCGCCGGAACGGACCTGCGCCAGCGCCGCCGCCCGGTGCAATTCATCCACCACTGCAGACGAGGCGCGCAGGCCGTCGATCGCCGGCAGGCCGGGAAACTGGATGGTGACATTGCTCATGCCGCCAGCAAGGCCGCCCGCCGCAAAGGCCGGCATCCGCGGGACCATGCCGCCGAGCGCGAACCGGCCCATACCGTCGAGCACCGAGCGCAGATTGCCGCCCGAGCGCCGCAGGGCCTCAAGGAAAGCCAGCACGCCGGGCTGTGCCACCGCCCGCGCCGGCATGATGTGCTCGCCACGCGAGACCCAGGCCAGATTGCTGTCGGAGGTGCCGCTGCCACGGCCGCCGAGCAGCCCGCCGCGCGCATTTCTCTGCATGCCCTCTTGATCGAATTTTCCTGGGAAGGTTTGCTGACCTTGTTGATTGTAGCGTCCTTCTTGGAGTTGCTGGCCAAACTGGTCGAATCCCGATTTGATTGTTTCCGCAGCAGCCTCTACGCTAGCTTTGGTGGCCTGTAAGCCATCTTTGACCATTTCCATAAGATCGTTGAATGCGGAGACCAGCTCGCCTTGCTGGTCCGCCAGACGACCGACCGTTTGCACCAAGCCGCCGACCGTTTGCACCAGGCCGTCGATAATCCGCCCCAGTTCTATGATGACCGCGGAGTTTTTTTCGATCGCCCTCACTATTTGATCAACGCCGCCCGTGCCGGTGGTCGTGCCGCCACCGCCCACGAGACCGCCGCCCGCGAACCGCCGCGCGTTGAGCGCGGCAAACAACCCCGCCCCATATTTCCGCACTGCCGCCGCCTGCACCACGAATTCGCCGCGCGACAGCCAAGCGAGATTGCTGTCGGACGTTCGCGTGCCCCATCCGCCGATCATTCCGCCGCGGGCAGCGCCGGGAGCGCTGCCGCCTGTTGCCGGAGTGCTGGGCTTCAGCCCGATGAACGTCAGGAACTTGTCGATGGCACTCTGGATCGCGGCGGTAATATCGTTCCATACCCGCACGCCGGCCGCGATCGGGTCCCAGTTCCAGCCGGCGATCGTTGATGCAAGAGTGGAAAGCGTAGTGTTCGTGGTCTGCGTTGCAGTCGTGACTTGCTGGGTAGCCGGTACTGCTTTCCCGAGTTCTTCATTCCAGACCTGGAACCCCTGCGCGCCCTGCTGCCCGGCCTGTGCCGCCGCCTGCCCGGTCTGTTGCAGTGCCTGATTAGTTGTATTGATTAACTCGGGCATCCCAGTCAGCGGATTGGTCACCAACTGCAATCCCTGCGCCGCCTGCTGGCCCGCCTGCGCCGCCGCCTGCCCTACTCCATTGATTTGATCTTGTACGGCTTTAATCGCCTGCTCGCTGGCACCCATACCTCTCATGATGGTGCCGACCATATTGGCAATGATGCTGTTCAGACCTGTGACAGCATTTTGAAGTGTCTGGTTGACGGCTTGGCCCCAATCAGACTGACCTATACGTTTCAATGCGGCGATGGCTTGTGTCGCCGCGCTATTGAATGTTTCAACGATCGCCGCAGCAGTATTGAGGGCAGTTGCCTTGATATCATTGAGTGCAGAACTGGCTTGCGCACCCAAGGTCGAAAAAATCGTGCTGGCCAATGATTGCTTGAACCTGACCCAGGCGCTGTCGGCTTGAGCGATGCTGTCGCGCATCTTGTCAAAAGCAGCAGCCGATTCTGGCGAAATCAGAACTCCGGTGCCCTGAATTCGCTTGAAAATTTCTGCGACGGTGACCCCACTAGCCGCAAGACGCCGAATTCGGTCAACGTCTTCGTCCGTAATTCCAAAAGCCTTACCGACTTGAATTGCACTCAACTTATCTGCGTTGACGATGAACTGAAGGAGCGCTTCTCCCGCGTTCTTCCCCGCATCGACCGCCTGCTTCATGCTGGCAGTCACGGCATCGATTTTCGTCTGTGCCGTGGTCAATTGATCAAATGTGAGACCTTTCGCCCCTTCTTCGATCTGCTTAACCAGCGGAAGCACCGCGCCCATATTGTTCGCAAGAGCCTTGAAATGCTCGCTCGTCAGCGCCCCCGCCTTCGCTATATTGTCGGCCCCTTCCGTGAACTTGGCGCCGATGTCTAGCGAGGACATCGCCTCGTTGATTTTGGTGACAACGCCCTCAAAGCGTTCTCCACCAATGCCCAACTGCTCAAGCGCATCTTTCCCCTCTTGCAATGATTTGAAAGATTGGCCTGAGTTCTCGGCCAGCATCTGCAATGAATGATTAAGCTTTTCATCACCGCTCGCGGCTTTCGTCGCCGCCTTCTCCAAGGCTTCCAATCCGACCACCAATCCAGCAGCGGCTGCGACGGTGCTGCCAATGGTCACTCCCACCAGGGCCAGCTCTGGTGTAAGCAACGAGACGGCCTTGACAGTTGTATTCGTTATTCCCGCCAGTTTAATAAGTGTTTGGATCAGGGTGTTGTGATGCCTGACGGCCTGGACGATCTCCACGCCGGCCAAGCCGATCTCGGCAGCGAGCTTTGCGATCTCCGCGCTGGTCTTCACCGTCTCCAGTGAGAGTTTCGAATGCGCCTCGGTCGCCTTGTTTGTCGCCTCGGTTAGCTTGTCTGTCGCCGCGACCAGTGCGTCGAAGTTTGTTCCCGTCGTTTGGCTGGCGTCGCCCGCCTTGGCGATTCCATCAGCCATCGTCTCGCCGGCCTTGCCGATACCGGTGAGCTGCTTCTCAACCTGAGCGCCGCCCTCGAGCGCGATCTGGACCGATATTTTCTCTGCCATGGCCTGCTACTTGTCTTTGAAGTACTTGAGGAACAGGTCGGCGATCTTCGCCGCGTGCTCTTTGACGATCTCGGTTATGCGCCACTTCTTCGGGATGCGCACCGACGGCACGCCGATATAGAGCGGCTTGCGGTCGCGGTCACGATCATTGGCGTCGAACAGCATCGGCTTGCCGCGCACGGTGGCCGAGGTGAGTTTCTTGCCCGACCGGCTGGCGGGCGGGCCGCCGGGTGTGGTTGGTATCCACAGCAACGGTTTTCCAGCAATCGTCGCGCCGTGCTCGAACACGCCGGCGAAGCCGATCTTGTGGAAGATGATGGCCGACGGCTCGCCGCCTGCTGTCTTTTGCATCCGAAATTGCAGACCTTGCTGCCACTTCGGCCCGAACTTTCCGGCACCCGCTATGTTGCGGCGCCCTTCCTCGACTGCACCGG